AGAAGCAAATGGCGATGAAATAATTGCTGTAAAAAGATCAAATCTTACAGAAGACCAAAAAGTAGGTTTAGCAATAGCAGACAATAGAACAGGTGATCTTTCAGAATGGGATATAGATATGCTCGAACAACTTTCACAAGAGCATGATTTAAATGATTTCTTTGATAAAAAAGAGCTTGATGACATACTTTCTAAAAAAGAAGTATTACCAACTGAAGGTTTAACAGATCCTGATGACGTCCCAGAAGTACCTGAAGAACCATTTACTAAAGAAGGTGATTTATATATTCTTGGTAATCACAGACTTTTATGCGGTGACTCCACAAATATTCAACACGTTGAAAAACTGATGGATGCTAAAAAGGCTGATTTAGTCCATACAGATCCACCTTACAATGTGGATTATTCAAATAGCGAAAGACCAAAACCAAGTAAAAATAATTTAGGAAAAATTAAAAACGATAAAATGGATGACGATCAATTTTATGATTTTCTTTTTAAAACATATTCTTGTTGTAACCTTGTAATGAAAGATGATTCTACTATTTATATATGGCATGCCTCTGCAAAGCAGATAGCATTTACTCAAGCATTGATAGACGCAGGATTTAATTTTACTCAACAGATCATATGGAAAAAACCAATGTTGTTAGGTCGTAGTAGATATCAATGGGCGCATGAACCATGTTTGATGGCTGTAAAAGGATCACCATACTTCACTGATGATAGAACTAAAACAACAGTTTGGGATTTCGGTGGATATGACAAATCAAAAAATGTTCATCCAACTCAAAAGCCAGTTTTTATTCCAGAAGAAGCAATAAAAAATTCATCAAAACAAAATCAAATTGTTCTTGATTTGTTCGGTGGTTCTGGTTCAACACTTATCGCTGCTGAACGTACAAACAGGCATGCTTATCTCATGGAGTTAGATCCAAAATACTGTGATGTGATAGTAAAAAGATGGGAAGATTTTACAGGCAACACCGCAAAACGTGTATCATTTAGTTAATGGGTAAGAAAGGAACTAAAGCTGAAACTGTAATTAGATCACAAAAATTTGCACGTATTATTGCAAATGGTGGTCGTAGATCCGATTGTGTTCGCTATGCCTCCGAGAACTGGGGGGTTGGGGAAAGAACTGTAGATAAGTATTTAAACATTGCTAGAGCAGAACTGAAGAGGGATTGGGATATAGAACGCCCCCAGATGGTTGCAGATTTATTAAGCCAATGTAGTACCTTGCAGATGGAAGCTAGAAGGGCAGGGCACTATCACATTGCTCTTGGTGCAATCAATACAGCAGCTAAATTAGCTTCTCTTTGTTCGTGAGTATTTTATTAGACGTAAAACCTGGGCATGTTTTATTTCAGCAAAATGTAAATAAAACACCCACTAGTCTAGAAGTCATAAAAACAATAGAAGGCTCTTTATTACCTCATCAAAAATTATTTTGTGATGATATGGAGCATAGAAAATTGGCGTTAGTGTGTGGATTTGGAGCTGGAAAAACTGTTGCTTTAATTGCTAAAAGTTTAATTCTTGCAGCAAAAAATATTGGCTTTGTATCTGCTTTATTTGAACCGACAAACACAATGTTGAGGGATGTGTTACATAGGTCAATGCTTGAAATGTTGGAAGAGTGGAAAATCCCTTTTAGTTATAGAGCCTCGCCAATGCCAGAGCTAACAATTCAATTTAAAGAAGGTAGCCACACAATTTTGTTTAGAACCATTTTGAATTATCAACGGCTCCGAGGGCAGAATCTCTCCTCAATTGGTTTTGACGAAGCAGATACTGTTGGAAGTTACGAGGCAGAACAAGCCATGAATATGGCACTCGCTCGTTTACGTTCTGGGAACATTCAGCAGTTCTTTGTTACTACAACTCCAGAGGGTTTTGGCTTTGCTCATAAAACATTTAAGAAAGAAGCAAAAGAAGACACAAGATTAATACAAGCTAAATCAACTGATAACCCTTTTTTACCACCTGATTTTATTGAAAATCTATATTTGAATTACGATAAAAATTTAATTGAAGCATACCTTAACGGAAATTTTGTCAACTTAAATACGGGCTCTGTATATACAAGATTTAGCAGGGCTAAGCACGTTATTGATGAACTGCCTTTTACAATTCAAGGTGAACCATTAAAAATAGGATTGGATTTTAATGTAGGAAATATGAATGCAGTTATTGGGGTAACAGAGGGAGACAAGCTTTATGTCTTTGATGAAATATGTAAAGAGTTAGATACTGATTCACTAGCAAAAGAAATTAAACGCCGCTATCCTACTAATAAGATTTATGTTTATCCTGATGCATCTGGGGCAGCGAGAAATACGACTAATGCGTCAAGGACAGACATCTCAATACTCGAAAGTTATGGGTTCATTTCAATGGCTCTTAAAAGTAACCCACCAATCAAAGACAGAGTTCAAACCCTACAGGCACTCTTGGAAAACTCAAAAGGACGGGTGCGAATGGCGGTTCATGCCCGTTGCAAATCATTGATTGAAAGTTTGGAATTACAAAGTTATGATGAAAAAACTGGTTTACCAGACAAGCAAAATAATTTCGATCATTTAAATGATTGTTTAGGTTATCTTGTGTATCGTGAGTTTAATATGATTTACAGTAAGGCAGGAGCAAGAACAGGCTTTAGAATTTACTAAAAGCTTGATACACTGAGGTAAAAACTGTGTACGCAACACTTGATAACATCTACAATCCCTTAACAACAGTTAAAGCGACAACTGTTGCAAGTCCAAACGCAGCATATCAGCGGATGGCAGTTTTTTGGCCGCTTTTACAGGATTTAAAAGATGGTAGTCAAAAAATCAGAAGAGAGCACAGAAAATATTTACCGCAAATGGATCGGGAACAAGATTCATCTTATGATGTGCGATTATCTCGCAGCACTCTAGTTCCTTTTACACAGAGAATAGAAAAAATGTTGGCAGGCATGATAGTTAGAAAGCCTGTTAGGTTGAATAATGTTTCAGATTTAGTAAGAGAGCAATTATTTGATGTCAATTACATGGGAGATAATTTAGATGTGTGGCTTTACAATACTGTTAAAACAGCGATTACTTTTGGTCATTGTGGAGTTTTAGTTGATGCACCAAAAGAAGGGGATAAAACCAGACCATATTGGGTTAATTATGAACCAAAAGATATATTAGGATTTAGGACAAAAATTATAGATGGTCAAAGAAAATTAACACAGTTAAGGTTAATAGAAAAAGTTGTAGAGGAGGATGGAAAATATGGTGAAAAAGAAGTTGAGCAAATAAGAGTTTTAGAACCTGGTCGCTATGAAATTCACAGAAAAAAAGAAAAAGGTGATTTTTACATATTTGATGAGGGAGAGATGAGCATTAAAGATCAAATTCCATTTAGTGTTGCCTATTCTAATAGGGTTGGATTGTTAGAGTCACGCAGTCCTATTTATGACATCGCTGAATTAAATATTAAACATTATCAAATACAGTCAGATTTAGATAATATTTTAGCTATTTCAAGTGTTCCTTTATTAGCTTTTTATGGTTTCCCAGCAAGTTCAGATGAAATCTCAGCAGGGCCAGGTGAGGCGTTAAGTTTACCGCAAGAATCAAGGGCAGAATATATAAGCCCTTCAGGAGATAGTTTTGATAGTCAATTTAGAAGGTTGAATGATATTGAACAACAAATAAACACTCTTAGCTTGGCGGCGGTAATGGGTTCAAAATTAGTTGGGGAAAGTGCGGAGGCTAAGCGGATTGATAGATCACAAAATGATGCAACAATGATGACACTTGCTCAACAGATGCAAGATTTAATTGATAATTGCTTGCGATTTCATGCTGAGTATTTAAATGAACCAAATGCAGGTAATTGTTTTGTGAATCGTGATTTTGTTAGTGCAAAATTAAATCCACAAGAAATACAGAGCTTATTGCAACTTTATGCTGCGGACAGCATTTCGCAAGAAACATTATTAAAGCAATTAGCCAGTGGTGAGGTGTTGCCAGATGATTTTGATTTAGAAATAGAACTTGAACTTACGCAAAAGGGTGGATTAAGAGAAATAGAAAAAGACATGGAGGAAGAGGTAGAACAATAATAAATGAGTATTCCAGAGGTATTTTTCAGGGAAACTATTGATTTAAACAGATATAGCAATGCTGTTTCTACAGAATTTCAAACAACATATAATGATATTATTCTTGATGCAGCAAAAAAACTAAAACAGATAAATATTAGACAGGCAGAAGCCAAGGCAGGTGTTGTTATAGCACCACAGACAAGAAAAAGATTGAGGGCAATTATAAAACAATCAAAAGATAGTTTAGATACTTGGTCAAGGCTTACAACTCAAAAAATGATTAAAGAAATCGAAGGACTAGCAGAAGTACAGGCTGGATTTATAGAAAATGAGCTAAAAAAAGTTGTTAAGTCTGGTAATGTGCCAATAAATTCTGTTGCTGTTAGTAGGAAATATGCAGAATCTTTTGTTAAAACAGATCCAACACA